AATGGCACGCTTAAAAGAAGCCGGACTATCCCCCCACCTTATTTATGGAGGTGGTGCCAATTCAATATCACAACCCGTCCGTTCAACAGACACAAAATCATGGTCTCCACAAGCACCACAATTTGACGGCGGACAAGTCGTATCTCAATACTTTGGGGTACAACAACAACAAAACGCATTAAAAATACAACAGGAACAAATAACAAGTCTTAAACTAGATAATATGTTTAAAGAACAAACGTTAACAGATAGAATACAAACACCAGGTATAAATAACGCGGCAACAGAAACAAAAATAGACAACATGATGGAAGATACCAACATGATTAGATTAAAACAATCATTACAAGGTAATGAATATCAAAAACTAGAACAAGAAGTAAAACAACTTGTAACAAATAATCAATACAACGCGTTAAATCAACAAGTAAAATTAAAAATAAACGGATTTATGGCTGATCAAATTCAGCTTATAAACCAAGGACAAATTAACAAAAATAACATGTCAGCAATAGAAGCCAAATGGAAACAACAAATAGACGAATGGGTAGGCCCCACTTCTGGCTTATCAACATCAGTAATAAAAATATTATTAACAGCAATAACAAGATAAACCCTACTAGGGTAGGGGATTAAAATAAAATATCAAATAAAAATCATAACTTACTGATACATACTTAACTGTATGTTAATTATAAGCAAAACATTATGTTAAATAGAATTATAAACAATTAAAAATCAACAACATGGCTTACAGAAAACGTAGCAAAAGCTACAAAAAAAGAGGTACTTACTCTAAAGGCAAGAGCAAAAAACTACGCACGTACTATGTTAGTCGTGGCGGAATACGTCTTTAATCCAAAAACTTATCAACAAAAAACCAACAAAAATGGGAAAAAACATCTTCAACTCGGTACAATTAGAAAAACCGAAAAAAAACGTCTTTGATCTTAGTCATGACGTAAAAATGTCCATGAAAATGGGCAACTTAACACCTGTATTAGTAACAGAATGTGTACCAGGCGACAGCTTTCAAATAGGATGCGATAGTCTTATTAGATTTGCACCAATGGTCGCACCCGTTATGCACCGCATGGACGTATCAGTACATTATTTCTTTGTACCAAATAGACTAGTATGGGAAAATTGGGAAAAATTTATAGTAGACGCAAACACATCACATGTATTACCATATTTTGGTAGTGTATTCTTAACACCAGGTGAAGCTGCAAATTTACCAGACGCAGCAAAATTTGCCGATTATATGGGAGTACCTACACCATCAAACGGTTCAACCAATACAAAAATTAATGCAATACCATTTGCAGCATATGCTGCAATATATAATGAATATTATAGAGACGAAAATTTAATACCAGAGGTAAATTATAAATTAACAGATGGTTCAAATGAATCATCTTATGCCGCTATGGAAGAATTTCTTACTTTAAGAAAAAGATCATGGGAACATGATTATTTCACAGCATCCCTACCCTTTGCACAAAAAGGAACAGCAGTAGATATACCATTAGGATCAGTAGAATTAGACGTTACTGGAACAACATCTCAATTATGGAAAGATGATGTAACAAGAACAGTACCAGCTACAGGAACTATATCATCAGTAGGTGTATCAGGCGAAAATTATGTTGGAGCTGCACCAGGTGTCTTTGATCCAAATGGTTCATTATTAGTAGAACCAACAACCATCAACGATTTACGTAGAGCATTTAGATTACAAGAATGGTTAGAAAAAAACGCTAGAGGCGGAACAAGATATATTGAAAACATTTTAATGCATTTTGGTGTTAGATCATCAGATAAAAGACTACAAAGACCAGAATATATAACAGGATTAAAAACTCCTGTTATTATTTCAGAAGTATTAAATACATCATCAACAGCAGAAGAACCACAAGGTAATATGTCAGGTCATGGCGTAGCAGTATCAACAGGAAAATATGGTAATTATTTTTGCGAAGAACATGGATACATTATCGGTATTATGTCCGTAATGCCACAACCAGCATATCAACAAGGTATACCAAAAACATACCTTAAATCAGATCCATTAGATTTCTTCTGGCCATCATTCGCTCATATTGGCGAACAACCAGTAACAAACAATGAATTATACGCATATACAGCAACAGGCGAAGATACATTCGGATACGTTCCACGTTATGCCGAATATAAATATCAGGCTTCACGCGTAGCAGCAGATTTTAGAAACTTATTAGATTATTGGCATCTAGGTAGAAAATTTGCAACACAACCCGCATTAAACCAAGCATTTATAGAATGTACTCCAGAACAAGTCGAAAGAATTTTCGCTGTACAAGATGGAGAGGACAATTTATATTGTCAAATTATGCACAAAATAAAAGCTGTAAGGCCTATGCCTAAGTTCGGAACACCAAACTTCTAACATGTCAACTAGATGTATAACACCCTACTACAAAAAGATGGAAATAGTGAATGGAGTCAACATGGGCTACATTCCTTTTCCATGTGGGAAATGCCCACCTTGTCAAAAGAGAAGGATCTCGGGGTGGAGTTTCCGATTAACAAAACATGGCCAAGTAAGCAACATATCACAATTCGTTACCTTAACATACGACGAATCAAACGTGCCAATATCAGAAAACGGACTTCAAACATTACGTAAAACAGATTTACAAAAATTTTTCAAACGATTAAGAAAATTAACACATGAAAAAATATCTTATTATGCAGTGGGTGAATATGGAGATAAAACACAACGTCCGCACTATCATATTATTCTCTTTAATGCTACTAGTAACAGCGTTGAGAGCGCTTGGAATCTTAATAATACTATTATCGGTCATTGCCATTTTGGCGATGTTAACGATGCTAGTATTGGGTATACTTTAAAATATATATCAAAAGAAAAACAAATTCCAATGTACGAACAGGACGATAGACAAAAAGAATTTTCAATAATGTCAAAAGGACTTGGAAAATCTTATCTTACACCACAAGCCATTAAATGGCATAAAAATAAATTAGAAGAACGTATGTATCTTCCGTTAAAAGACGGAAAAAAGGCATCAATGCCAAGATACTATAAAGACAAAATGTATAAAGACGGCGAAAAATTTATGATTTCAATACATATGAAACAACTTGCCGAAAAACAAACAGACGACTTATTAAAGGAGATTGGAATAGAAAATTTCGATTTTCATATAGTACAAAGACATTTAAATCAATTTCGTAGAAACAAAAAACAATCATTACAAAGACAAAAACTATGAGAACAATTAAAAACAGCGGTAACGCACAAAATTTTCCATACACTGGAGAAGTTAACAACCAACCATCCGAAACAATACCAGACCAAACTATGACAATGCGTGAGATATTAACACGATACGCAAAAGGTCTCCCAATTGATGGAGCAAAAACTCCATTATGGGAAGAAGGCGAAGGATTCGCAAAAGATCCAGAAACATTAGATCTAGCGGAACGCGAAGAACTTGCAACTCAAGCAAGAGAAGAATTACAACAAATTAACGAAAGAATAAAAGCAGCAAAAGCTAAAAGCGATGCTAAAAACAAACACAAAATCACCGACGTAGTCGATGAAAACCAAGAGTAAAACGTAAAAACTCTAAAAAACACCACTTTTTAGGGGACGGCTTCGCCGATCCCCGACAAAGTGGAAGGCAAGCGAAGCGCGGCAGAAAAGCACTAATACTACTTGATATATTAGTGCTAATTGACACTAGGTTAAAAAAACCAGTGTAAATGAGTAAAATAGGACGCGAAGGCACGACAAGGACGACTACACGAATAACACAAAAAAAACGACCTAGAGTCAATAAACACAAAAAACAAACAACATGGATCTAGCAACAATAACAGCATTAGCAGCAGTAGCAACACAAGCAGGCAATAGCCTAGCTCAATCATCCATGAACAGAAAAACAAGAGAGTGGAACGAAAAACAATACGGAAAACAACGTACAGACGCATTAGCGGATTGGGCACGTACAAACGAGTATAACTCACCACTTCAACAAATGGCACGCTTAAAAGAAGCCGGACTATCCCCCCACCTTATTTATGGAGGTGGTGCCAATTCAATATCACAACCCGTCCGTTCAACAGACACAAAATCATGGTCTCCACAAGCACCACAATTTGAC